ACTTACGATCCCAGTGGTATTCTAAATGTACAAATTATTCTCATTCTTCCTAAAATTATTTCGCCCTGGAATGTAGAATATTCTAATATTGTAGAAACTCGGTTTAATAATTTTGTACAGGCAACTAATGAATTAGTTGAATGTAAACTCAATTCTACTGAAAATATTCAGGTGTATTCATAATAAATAGAGAGATAAATACGATTAACTATTAGAGAAAATACAAATGCCCTTAAGATCTTTTTCAATTGAAGACGGAAATATAAGTACTAGTACACTTAATGTGGCTAGGAAAAAAGCTTTTAGTGACATAGATCTGTCATTTGCATTAAGACCAGATAAAGATGTTTATAAGAAAACAGATGCCGCGGCAGTAAAACAAGCAGTTAAAAATCTTTTATTAACTAGTTACGGTGAAAAACCCTTTTTTGCTGACTTTGGGGGAAATCTAAATTCTCTTTTATTTAATCTAGATACAGACTTTGATGATGAGCTTTCAGAAGAAATTATAACAGAAGCGGTTGAAAAATATGAGCCTAGAGCAAAGGTTTTAGAAGTTAAATCCTCTCTTCTGGGAGACTATAATTCAGCAAGTGTATCTGTTACTTTCCAGATTAGAAATACAGAACAGATTGAAACTGTGGAATTACAATTAACGAGGTTAAGATAAATGGCTACTACAATTAGATCTGCCGATCTGGATTTTGATACAGTTAAAGGTAGGCTTAAGGATTATCTGAAATCAAAAAGTGAATTTTCTGATTATAATTTTGAAGCATCAGGACTATCAAATATTCTAGATGTTCTAGCTTACAATACTCATTTTAATGGATTGACAGCAAACTTTGCCTTAAATGAATCATTTCTAAATACTTCTCAATTAAGATCGTCAGTTGTATCTCATGCAGAGGCTTTAGGATATACCCCTAGATCTTATACTTCTTCTAAAGGTAATTTGAATATTTCAGTTACTATAACAGATTCGAATAGACCTACATCTATTAATTTACCAAGAGGTACTTCTTTTACTGCAACTGTAGCTGGAGTATCCTATACTTTTAGAACTAGAGAATCATATTCTGCAATAGATAATGGTAGCGGATTCTATGAATTTAAAACATCAGAAGATAGTAATTCAATACCGGTATATGAAGGTATTGAAAAGACAAAAACCTTTTTCGTAGGGGAAACCGAAGAAACCCAAATATATGTTATGCCAGATGTTACACTTGATACAGAATCCTTATTAGTTAGGGTTTATGAAACAGCTGGATCTAGTACGTACGAAACATATACTAATTTGAAAAAAGCTATTCGTATTACTAGTAGTTCTAAACATTATCAGATAAAAGAAGTACCGAATGGTTATTACGAAATTCTATTTAGTGATGGTATTACAACGGGGAAAACCCCAACGGCTGGTAATAAAGTAGTAATTACCTATCTTTCAACGGTTGGTCCTACTGCAAATGGTGCTAGTGTATACGTCCCAACGGCTGACTTAAATATAGAAGGTACAGATTACCCTATTACAGTAGTTACTGATGCTGTATCATCCGCTGGTGCATTTAAAGAGGGAATAGAATCTATAAGACAAAATGCTCCTATCTATTTTGCTTCGCAGCAAAGATTGGTTACAGCGGAAGATTATAAGGCTCAAGTATTAGCTAATTTCAATGCATACATTGACGACGTTGTATCTTGGGGTGGTGCTGATAATGATCCTGTAGAATATGGTAAAGTATTTATTGGTATAAAGTTTAAGCAAGGTATTTCCGAATCAGTCCAGGTAGAAGTAAAAGATCGAATTGTAAATGAATTAACAGACAATCTTGCCGTCATGTCTATTGATACGGAATTTACAGAAACAGAGATTGCATATCTAGAATTACAAACGTTTTTTAATTTTGATCCTGATCTTACTAACTTGACCCCTAGAGCAACAGAAAATCTAGTATTTTCTACTATGCAGAATTTCTTTACAGTTAACCTCGCGAAATTCAACGAGGTGTTTAGAAGGTCAAAGTTAATAGGCGAAATCGATGATCTTGATGAAGCTATTCTTAACTCAAGAATAGTAGTTAAAGTACAAAGAAGATTTACTCCGATAACTGGACAATCTTTATCTTACAGTATTAAGTTCCCTATGACAATTGCTGCCCCAGATAACCTGGATAGGATTGTAACGTCGGGTAGATTTACCTTTAATAATAAAATATGCTTCCTAAGAAATAAACTAAGCTCTAATAAAATAGAATTAGTTAATATTGATAATGAAGTAGAAATAGATAATATTGATGAGTATAATCAAGATACTGGTATAGTATTACTCCAAGGGTTTAATCCAACTGAACTAGAGGGGGGATCTTCTGAATTAAAAATATCAGTGACCCCTGCAAACCAAAGTACAATAAGACCGCTAAGAAATTACGTAATTCAATTAGATGAAGACCTATCATTTGCACAATCTCAAATCGATTACCAAAACACAGTATTGACCTTGTAACATGTCACATAAACTAATTAATTATGGCCGTAGGCCTGTTAACTTCAGAAATCGTAGTGTTAAGGAAGTACTGCCGGAACACTTTACTGAAGATTATCCTGACCTAGTTCAGTTTCTAGAATATTATTATGATTTTTTAGATTCTGATGGGGGATTTGATGAAGACATACAAGAGTTATTTTCTGTTAGGGATATAAGTGAAACTGATCTAGCAAGATTAGATCAAATGGTTTCTTCCTTAGGATCAGGCCTACAGAATACCGATAATTTTTTAAAGCCTAGATTTTCTATTAGAAGGTTTGCTGATCACTATAGAAATAAAGGATCTAGATTTTCAATAGAAGAATTCTTTCGAGCATTTTTTCAACAAGAGGTAGAGGTTGAATATCCAAAAAAAGATATTTTTACTATTGGTAGAGATGCAATTGGTTATGATTCACAGAAATTTATACAAGATTATGCAAGATACCAGATATTCTCAATATTAATTAAAGTTGGTCTTGGCATACCAACTTATAGAGAATTATATAAAAAGTTTGTTCATCCTGCTGGTTTTTATTTTGAGGGTATTGTTGCAGTAGAAGGTGAAGCAAATCTTGGTATAGGTACTATGCCATTATCTATTGCAGATTCTGCAGAACTTAGTCTTATTGGCGAGGCATCTATTGGATTCAGTCTCTTTAGTACAACAACCGGACTTATCGATAGCGAAGGAACTAACATTAGGTATGGTATAGATAGAACCCCAGCGGCATTTTCGGCCCTAACAATTACTCAGCTGAACAATTACTATCAAAGTATTGCTGAAGTTATTAGTCCGAATTCGTTTACTATGGATGACAGTGGAAATTCAGGTTCACCGCTTATGTCACTTACAACTGAAACTATGGACGCAAATATGTTTACAAGATATCTAAGTGATTCGAGTTATTAAGTATAAATAGATGTAAATATTCTGTATAGGATAGAAGATGACAAGACAAAATATCAATATCGGCACAGTTGCAAATGATGGTACAGGCGATACCCTCAGGCAAGCTGGTGAAAAGCTAAATGACAATTTCGTAGAGATCTATCAGAGATTTGGTGGGGATAGTAATATTCTTATGCCAGGTATTCAATTTGATAGTAACGGTATTATTTTTGAAGGAACAACCCTTGATAATGTCACTACTAGAATTACAGTTGTAGACCCTACATCTAATCGTATTGTAACTATTCCAGATTATACTGGGGAAATGATTGTCGATAGCGCCACGCAGACTATGTCAAACAAGACTATCAATGACGCTAGACTTGTACATCCTGATATTGCAGATTCCGCCGACGCTACATATTTTTATTCATTCACACCAATTGATGCTAGTTTAATGTCGAAAAACATTAATCTGAATCTTCCTTCTCTTTCTGATAGTGATACAATAGTTACAAATACATCAGTATCTACTATGTCAAGTAAAACATTAACAGCTCCTACAATTATTGCGCCTACAATTGGTAGTAGAATAGATGATTCGAATGGAGCAGAAATTATTATTTTGACGGCTGCGGCTTCGGCAACCAATGAAATAACTATATCAAATGGAGCTACTAATACTGGCCCTACTATATCAGCTTCTGGAACAGATACTAATATTAATTTAAATATTAACCCTAAAGGGAATGGCTCAGTTGAGATTGGGAAAATAGCGCTAGACCATAACGATCAAACTAGCAGCGGCGCTGTTGATCCTACCTCGTCATATACTGTATTTAACCAAGGTACTCCTATCGCAGCGTCTTTAGCAAATGGTACAACAACTGGTGAAATGAAAATCATGTCTAATAAAGGTGCCGGTCTAGTAACAGTAACACCAACTAGCTTTCCACAAGGTAACTCTTTTTCGATCGCACAATATGGTGCGTGTCAATGTATATGGGATGGAACAAATTGGCTTTTGATCGGCGCGGCAGATTCTGCAGATGCGTATATTTCGATTAATTAATAGGAAATTAAAATGACGGCTATTGTAACAAATCGGTTAAAAAAAGACCTACTTGAATCAGTTTATAATGAAATTGTTAATCTAACAGACAATTACTACGTAGCGGTTGGTCGTACAGAACAATGGGATAGTTCTGATACTGTTCCTGATCCTAGAAATAGTCTCAGAGATGAACGTAATTTCAGACTATCTATGCAGTCTATTAAAAAGATTACAGACGTTTCATATGTGATTCCCCGGTATAATTGGTCAACGGGAACGATTTATAATTCGTGGGATGACGATCTAGCAGGTTTACCAGTAAATTCTTATTACGTATTAACAGAAGACAATCAGGTATATGTATGTCTTCAATCTGGTAAAAATGCACAGGGAACGGTAGTTGCATCTACAGTAAAACCTACTGGTTCATCAACAAGGCCCATAAAAACTTCTGATGGTTATGTGTGGAAATTCTTATATGGTTTAACTGGCGCAAATTCAAGTAAATTTCTTTCTGCTAATTTCCTACCAGTTCAATATGTTAATGATTCATCTGGATCCCCTGCAATTAACGCAGCTCAAGCACAACAGGCATCTGTACAAGAGGCAGCATCGAAGGGACAAATTTTAAGTATCCTGGTAACTGATGGTGGTACTGGATTTACTTCTACCCCGACGGTTAATATTCGAGGAGATGGAGTTGGGGCTTCAGCAACGGCATTTGTATCAGGTGGTTCGATCGTTAAAATCGATTTGGATTCATCATCAGATAGCACAATGACTATGGGACATAGCTATAATTTTGCTGATATTACCCTTACCGGTGGTGGTGGGGGTACAGGCTTTGCTGGAAGAGTAATTATTGGCCCTGATTCTGGTATCGGTGCAAATGCTGTTAAAGATCTTAGAAGTACTTCTCTTTTATTTAATATCAAGCCGGCCGGGGATGAAAATGAAGATTGGCTTATTAATGATCAGGATTATAGACAAGTAGGTCTTATTAAAAATCCTAAAAATAATAATAGTCCTGACTCAGATTATACTGCTGTTACTGGTAGAGCACTAAGA